TGGCCTTTCCCAGTAGCCTATAAAAGCTTTTGTTAGAGCTACAGAATCATAACCAAGCTGGTTATATAAAAATTGGTCAAAATTCTCTATTTTAGGAGTAGGGTCTGGTAGTCCTGCCGCTCTAAACCACGATCCAGTTATATCCCATTGTTGCTTATAAGAAATCATAAAAGCTACTTGTCCATCAAAATCGCCCAATGTTATTTTGCCAGCAAATGGCGTCCATTGCCAAAGACCTCCTCCAGAAGCTCCATCATCCCAACCGTTCGCACCCAAAGGAGGTCCAGGATTAATAGCTCCTTCAATTGTCCATGGGTTTAAATAAGATTCATGAGCTGCATTAATTGCCAAAGCTATTGTTGTTTCCTTAGGTATGCCTGCCTTTTTACACGCTTGCACTAGCTTGTTTAGATAATCATATTGCTGATCATAATTTAATAGCGGCATATTTTCACCTCATTTTGTTTTTTTGGATATCTTGTTCCATAGGATTGCTAGTATTATTGTTATGCCAAAAACGTACACCATTTTCCAATTGTGCTTTTAGTTGCTCCATCAAAGCTACATCAACTCCGTGTATCTTGTAATTACCTCTAATTTGTAAAAAATTACAAATAGTCATACTTTCGATATCACTTATTTGTTTTCCATCTTCTTCAATTTCATATCCAAACATCTTGTAATATTTTTTTACTTTAGCAAATTCTTGTTCTGAAGGTGCAGAAAGTTTTATAGTAAGACCATTTATTTCATTAGCCATTTGAAAAGCAGTACCAGGACTTTGATTTGTTATTGTCGGTGCTTTTAATGCCATATCTGCGAACTCTGCTCGTTGATTTCTATAAAATTCGTATTCATTTTCGAATTTTGATAAAACTGATTGTGGTTTTAAATCGCTTAATAGATTTACAGCATTATAGAAACTTCCTTGTGTTCCTTGTAAATTACCCGATTGCATATTACCTAATAGATTCCCAGAAGTAATATCTTTAACAGTTGAATTTATTCGGTTGGATGGCAATCTGTCCTCCGCTAATTGTCTACTGTACGCATTACTTGCTTTTGATAGTCGATAATTATCGATTAAAATAGGTAATTCTGTGAAATTGTCGTAAATGATTGCGTCATTCAAAAATGAACCTTTATCAATCAGAATTTCACCTTTTGAATTTTTAACAGCTTTTTCTTTTTCCGTTGTTTTATAATTAATTGGGTAAAGTGCAATCTTATTCTCATAACCAATAGATGTTTTCGCTCTGAATTTAATGCCAGTGTTTTCATCTAAAAATGCGTTATCTAATAAAATCCTTTGACCATCCCAACTATAAATTTCTGCTGTTGTGTACCCTGTTCTTAACAAATGTTTTTCCTCATTATGGTCAATTCCATATATATTACATAACTCATTAATAGAATAGTTAATTCCATCAAGTTCTTTGTTAAGAGATTTCCCACCTTTCTTGAACGTTTTCAGGTTTTCATAATTAAATTCTTTTGCTTTAACAGTTACCAAATCTTCTAAGTTTATAAAATCGTCAGGTATCATCATGAGTAATTGAATGTTCTGCATAATCCACGGATACGGAGCTAAAATTTTCATTAATCCATTAAAGTATTCATAATGAATCGCATAAAGATTTACTGGGCTAGTCATATTGTCATATTGATTTCCTTGTGATGTTTCCATTTTGGGTGCATCTACAGTTCCGAATTCTTTTGATAAATCAACTGAACTCTGAAAAACAACAAAGTAGGATTTAAACGATTTTAATTTAGTTTGAACATATGCTTTTGTTGTTGTATTTAATATATCTCCATTAGTTCTCAACAATGGTAAATATTTTATATAGTCTGATCGATTTAAATGCTCTCTAATAACATGGATATTTTTCAATGTATTCAATGTTTTACCTTGCGTAAACGTCATAACCACATCAATTATTAAATTCAATCTAGTAACTTTTTCATTAATGTATTGATAAGACATCACGAAAGCATAGTACCGTTTATTATCACGTGAAGATATAAAAGTACAATAGTTGACACCATCACATTTTGCATATTCAATCGGTGCTTTAATTTGCAGACGATCTCTCACGAAATTAAAACCAGTATCAAAATTTATTTTTTTAAAATGGTTTTCTTTAAGAAAATAATTGTCTCGATCCTCATCTGATTTAAAATGAATAGTATTTTGAAAATCATTAAGAGGAGTATTTTTAAATAATACAATTTCCGTTAAATGACGATCCATTAAGTTCACTTCCTTAATTTCCAATTTTGCCTTGACCTTTCCATACTCCTTCTTTTCTAATACGTGACGTTCCTTTATTGTCTTTTCCTACATCTTCATAAGACATTTTAGGAATATCTTCCCACTTACTATTTTTTCGTTTTTGGAAGAAGCCTGTTTCTTTATCTAAACTATTCCATTGATTATTTTTTCGAATCGCCCACGGCCTAAACTCTTCAAATGCTGATGCCAGCTTAAAGTATGCATATAATGGTGTGACTGCTGGTTCTCCATAAATCTCAATACGAATCCATACATCTTTACTTGTTGCAGTAAATGTATTAGATGTTTCTTTTTCATACGCTTTTGTATGCCAATTAGTATTTCCATACAATGGTTCTCCGCCGTGATACATTGTTTTGAAATTCTCTTGAAATAAATTTTGATATTTTGCTTTTGCAGGATCAGTTGTTTGATCGTAACTAATTGCAGCTTTTATTATCCATTGATAATCCGCATTGGGACCACCTTGATAAGAACTAACAAAATACTCTCCTGTCGTCACTGAAATTGCATATGCAACTAGAGATAATTTAAATCGATATGTGTCTTTTTTTACTGTTACAACACTTACTCCTTTTCCATATGGTGCAGGAGAACCAGGAGGGCGTCCTGGAAATTTATTCCATCCTGGCCCTCCTGCCATAATAACGTCCCCTTTTACTCCTGGATCGTGTTTCCAACTACCATAAACATTTTGCCATGCCATTTCTAAACACCGCCCATCAAGTCGTTATCTCGATTCTTACCTGTACGGATATAATGACTTTCATCTTGACCAAAGGCACTAATATTTCCTCCAGCAATCCCAGTATCTTTCTTAAAGTCACCTTCAAGGACCGTATCACCTGTTTGAACCCAAATACCAGACATGTTTTTCAAGTTATTTAAAACTTTTTCCATTGCTACATTATTTTGTTTCAGTTGGTTATTAATATTTTGGATATCTTTTTTCAATTGGTTTGTAATATTTTCATATTTCTTATCAATATTATCGATTTTTTGATTAAGATTATTGGTAATCTTTTCATATTTTTTATCCAAGTTATTAATCGTTTCATAAATCTTGTTAATGATATCCAAAAACTTTTGATCAATCCCTTGATTCGGATTTTTTTCATAATCATCAGGTGCCGAATCATCTCTTACAGTGTAGTAGACATATGCCCACGGACTAATATATGTTGCTTTGGAGCGACCTCCTACTTTGGAATCAAAATCTTTATAATCAAAACGCATTAATCTTCTAAATTGGATTTCTGCATATTCGTCTTGGATAGTTAATTTAATTACTGTTTCATATTGATTTGTCGTTTTTTCATTAACAGTCCCTTTTGTTACCGAAATAATTGTATTTTTTTCTTCCAACTTTTTAAGCAACGGATGATTTTTATCTAATGGTAATCCATAATATTTATATGTTTTTAGAGGTGTATCTGAGAATGTTTCCTCGAAATCCTTAGCATTATAAGTTTTCTTTGTTCCTGCTAAAGAAAGATAGTCGAACTTACCAGCAACTGAAGGATTTAATTTTTCACTCGTTGTTGGTATAGACTGTTCTTGCCAACGTCCTGCCTTATTACGAATCATCCCATTTGTTGTAATCATTTGTTGCACCACACGCTCAAAAATGCGCATGTACGGCTTTTTATTTTCCATTAAGCTTAATACCTTCAAACGTTGCCAGAACGTTCTTAGGTTGCCTTCTGGTATAAATTCAGAGTTTTCTAAAACAATTTGTACACCCGCTTTTGAAAACTCCGTATCTTCTAATAGTAAAGCTGGTGCATCAATAAAATTTTTAATACGGTCCGTAACGTTATATGAAAAATATCCTTGATATTCAATCAGTGATTCATTGTTATATAAATCTTTTAGCACTACATCTTTGAAATATTTATCTAAATTTTTAGAGATAATACTATTATCAAATTTTCGAGGATTTAATTCATAAACACTTAATGTATAAGGTGTTTCTTTCATTTTTGAAGATAGAATAAAGCAACTCAACAATGACTTGTCTCCTTCTAACTCTTCTTGATTGATATAGTCTTGATACATATTCGCAGGCGTAATTCCCAAAATATTCTCATGAGTAAACTTAATTTCTTTTGGTGTTTCCCATGTATCATACATTTCCACCCCATCAAAACAAGGCTCAAAGCAAAGGCCTTTCATTACATCAGGCTCTCTTGTTTCTACACCTTTATACGTAACTGCCCAAATGGTACTTTTCCCTTCAATGACATCATTAATTGGATCAAAAATATCTTGATTTGCTACAGGAATTTGGTACAATAGCTTTTCGTTTCCTGTTTCTAAGTCATATTCATAAACTTTATAATCCAGTGTCATATAATGTAACAAATTACGCTTTGTGGGCACTCGTTTAAATACGTTGACAATCCAGTATGCCTCATAATTAATATTTAATTTTTCAAAATTCAGTGTTCCTTGTTTACCTCTTGTAATTGTATTTTTATTAAATCGTGCTCGTTTAATTTCGCCTTCAAAAATATAAAAGACTTCTTTGTCCCCATCCATTTTGTTTCCTGATCGGTTAATAATCCATACACGATTTACTTTGCTAGGAATATTTGTTACTCCAAATTCATAATTTAATACATTTCCTCCATCTCGTTCAGATACATTAATTGTCCATGTTGTAAGATTCCCTTCACAACCTGCTTCTGAACTAGTTTGTTTTGTTTTGGTTGCTTCAATAAATCCATGTTCTGTCCGAAAAGCGTAACAAAATACAGACTCTTCTTTTTTAGTTGTGCTTGATTGTGTTGTTACCAAGGAAACTCGTTCATTATTACCTGTTACAATCAAATCAAATAAATCATATTCTTGAATAACTTCAGGTAATTGACTTGCTAATTCAAATTGAATAATAATGTTTAAATCAGCTAAATCTTTTTGTAATTTTTGTAGTTCTTCATTCATTCCACCAGCCCAATCTGATAAATGGTGAATCATATGTTGAATCCAAGTAATTGATTCAGCATAAGTTAAGCCAGCCCCTGTAGGTTCAATTGGTGTATTTCCCCACCATTTTAGTTGGGGAAAAT